TTGGCAGAGTGGTCGAATGCACTGGTCTTGAAAACCAGCGTACCGCAAGGTACCGTAGGTTCGAATCCTACATCTTCCGCGATCGCAGTCAGGTGTACATCAGTTGAGTACTGTGAGGGGGTAGCTTGGCTATCCCCTTTTTTATACGTATATTCATATGTTATTAATTGAAGAGGAATCTGCTTAAATAAAAATTAAAATTATGGAAGCACTATTTTTTTTCGCTGGTGTAACAACAGTATCTGTCCTATTAGCTTTAGGGTGGGTGTTGAAGGTTGTAACAGTGCAAGTAAAACAATTCCGAAAATTGGAAGATGTAGTAGAATCAGTAACTAGAGATATAATTACTGAAAGTGATGTGAGAGCAATTGTTGACTCAAGAGTTGATAAATTTGCTGCGAGCATTGAAAGAGAGATAACTGAATTAAGATCAGATAATGATCGAGAATTTAGTGAGATCTACACCTCTATATCACAGAATGTGGAGATGCTTATAAGAGGTGATGAGCAACTTAGACGTGAGTTAATGGACCAAATTAACATTAACCGTGTCACAAATAATCGTAATGTCACTAATGGTGACTTACAGACTGAGTATTAATATGTATTAACCCAAGTAGAACCTCTTCATTAATAACATTATTATGGGATCAAACGAATCATTAGTAGAATACTACGGTTTTAAGGCTGCTGATAAAGGTAAATTTAGAGAATGGCAAGAAATTACCTCTTCATTAAGATTAGAAAATCCCAAATTAGATAGAAGTGAGGCAGCAGCTCAAGCTTATCAACAAGTAATGGGTAGTAAATGAATTATTATTTAACACATACTGGAGGTGATCTAGAACTTGCCTATATTTATAATACGAATGATGATCCCCGAAGTCATAGAATATTCTAAAATTGTTCATAAACTATGGACTGAAAAGACTCTTGGCTTAACTGACGTAATAATCTACATGGAAGAAGTAGATTGCGCTATCAATGATATACGAGAAGGTTATTTTGAATTTTACCACTTTGATGATTTCTTTTCAACTAAAATAATTTTTGAAGAAGGAGGTAAAATAAAAGTTGAAACTAACTTAGAAGACTTATAATGATAGATCCCGATAGAATTTTTAATTTATTTGGTAATAACCAAGCTAATTTTGCCAGTGATATGGAGAATGCGGTAGAGAAGTTTATTACTTTTAAAGATTCTCCTTCATATAAAATTTCTATGTTTTCTAAAATAATTCAAAATCATGAAAATTTTGGTCTAAAGGTAGTACAGTTTTTTAATCGCATTGAAAGTGAAATGTCAATGGACGACGTTAAAAATGCGGGAGAATTTATAGTATACAATAGAGCATGGTTTTACATACAAAATATTAACCTCAAAGACCCTGAAGATTTTAAAGCTATTAAAGATAATGCTTCTAATGAGTTTTTAACATCTTTAATGTTGAGTATTTCGTATTGGGAAAAAGATGAGGAATATGAAAAATGTGGTTTTCTTAAAGAAATTCAAGATTGTGTAAAAGTTCTTTTAAGTTAACTTGCCCCCGTGATTTTTTTCTTGTACATTCATAATACAGGGTTTGAAAGTATTAGGGAGATAGGGAAATAAGGGTTGAGAATAAGGGGGGTTAAGGAGTATTAATATATTTTATTATGAGAAATAGAGAAACAGTTTTAAGAGTATCCGATATCATTAGTGGGAAATTAAAGAATTTAAGGTTTATGGTTCAACGCCAACAACCAATTGAAAATTTTACTAAAGAATTAGATTCGGCAGAAGAATTACTCGAACAACTTCGTAGTTATGTTGAAATGGAAGAACGATCTACGGGTGAAATCAACAGACAACAATTTTAAATAAAAGTTATGATTTTAGAAGCAAAAGATATCCAAAATAATTGGGTACAATTTTTGTCAAACATCGATGCCCACATTACTGGGGAGCGTAAACAAAAACTACTTGATTTTTACAAGCAATATGAAGAGCGTGTTATGTTAATGCCCGCTGCTCATAAAAAAGAATACCACAACGCATTCCCAGGTGGATATGTTGAACACGTAAATCGTGTTGTCCGTTGTGCTCTTAAACAATATGATTTATGGGCTGAGGAAGGAGCAGATATGACTACGTTTACAAAAGAGGAACTTATATTCTCTGCTATTAATCATGACCTTGGTAAAATGGGAGATTCTGAACACGAGTCTTATATACCCCAGACTGATAAATGGAGACGAGAAAAACTAGGAGAAGATTATATGTTTAATACCCAGTTACCATTTGCTTCAGTCCCAGACCGAGGATTATTTATGCTCCAATCTCATGGGATTCAGTATACATTTAATGAAATGTTAGCTATTCAAACACATGATGGGTTATATGATGATGCAAATAAAAAATACTTGTTCGCTTACATGCCAGAACAAAAACCCCGTACTTCATTACCGTATATCCTTCACCAGGCAGATTTAATGGCTGCTAGAATTGAGTTTGAACGTGAATGGTTACCTAAGTTAAAAGGTAGCGTGGATGGGCAAAAAGAAAATTTTACATTGTCGTCATCTAAAAAGGAGAAAAGTTCTCCTGCTAAAACAAAAGCTTTAGGCTCAATTAAGAGTGAAGGTTTAAAAAATATGTTAGATAATTTATGATTACTACAATAACAATCATTTCTCTATCAGTTTTAGTCGTTATCTTAGGATATACGACTTATAACCTTCTACGTAAAAATGAGAAACAAGAAGATATTATGGTATCTTATATGGAATATTTATCCAAATTAGATCAAGTAATTGAAGAATCTGATAAACGTTTAGAGGAAATTGACCAAAAAGGCTTTTTTAAATCTGATGATGAAATAGGTTGGTTTTTTGAACAAGTAAAAGCATTGCAATCTATTTTGAATGAGTTTAGAGTACAAAAGCTCTAATTTATTTCTGTGGCTAAAAAAAGAAGAAAAAAATCCAAAAATTATTTTACTCAGGAAACCGAAGACGCAATTGTAAGGTACAATAATGAACCTGATCCCGAGGTTCGCTCTAAAATATATGAGCGAGAAATTCACTATCCTTTTTTCAAGCTTACAGAAAACATTATCCACACGTTTAAATTTTACTATACTGAAGTAGACCAAATTGAACACCTTCAACATGAGGTAATTACATTTTTACTTAGTAAAATTCATTTATTTGATCCCTCTAGGGGAGCTAAAGCATATTCTTATTTTGGTACTATTGTTAAACGTTATTTAATTTTATCAAACCAAAAAAATTATAAAAAACGAATTGATAAAGCACCTGTAGAAGATCTTTATAAAGATGAAAACCATTCTTATGATATAGAAGGTTCAAATCCTGATATAGAAATACTATCAGATTACATTGATGAGTTTGTTGAATATTGTTCTGAAAATATTTTTGAACTTTTTCCTAAAGAACATGATGCTCAAGTAGCAGATGCTATTTTAGAATTATTCCGCAAGAGAGAAAATTTAGATATTTTTAATAAAAAAGCACTTTACATCTATATTCGTGAAATGGTAGATGTTAAAACCCCAAAAATTACTAAAATAGCTAACCGTTTATACGGTATTTTCAAAGACAATTATATCTTCTATTTAGAACACGGATATACAGACTTTTAGTTTTAATATTTATAACGGAACTAAACGTATGTATTATGTCTCAATTAGATAAAATAGTATTTGGTAAGAAGAAATTCTCTAGTCTTTTAGAGGAAATCTACAACAATCAAAAGAAAAAAGAAAACCAAATTTCTGCTCTTATCTCAGAGCTAAAACCACTAATTTCCGACATTGGTGATGCTACACTTATTGTTCCTTTAATTAAGGAATATATGGATATTGGTGTTAAAAACGATGATTTGCTTATTAAAATGGCCACGTTAGTACAACGTGCCCTGCAGGCAGAAGCTACTGGTGATGAATCATTCGGGATTTCGGATGAAGAAAAAGAACAACTTTTAGCTGAAATAAATAAAATTCACGATAAGAAATAAGCTATGGCAAGCACTAAGTACGGTTTTTCTAGTTTATTTGATAACTTTGCTCCTGGAACGGTTCCTACTATCCCAAAACCAATTATCTTCCCAGCAGCTAGGGTATTAAAGGTTATTTATGGTTTTGGTAGAGATGAAGAAGCACCAAAACCTAACTTTGAAGAAATTTTAAGTAAAGCTAAAGAGGAAGGTGGAGATACTTTATTTGCTAGGTTAAAGACATTTACAGATGCTTATGAAGCAGCAGCTTCAAAAGAGGAGGAACAAGCATTAAATGATTTTAATAAAGTTGGGGGGTGGAATGGTGTAGGAGCTATTAAATTTCAATTTTTAGGAAGGGCAAAAAAATTAGAGACTGAAAGAGATGTTTTTGCATATCCCTTATTCCCAAATATAATATCACCTCCTGTTATAGATGAAATTGTATACATAGTAACATTACCTTCTGCAATCTCTTCTGCCGACCCAGGTGCTACACAGTATTATTATTTTCCTGCTATTAATATTTGGAATTCTGCTAATAATAATGCTTTATTATCTATAGAAAAAGAAACTTTCCTTGGAAGTATCAGTGATTCACAGTTAAAAGACGATTATGAACAAGTAATTAAAGGTGGTGATTTAGTAGCAAAAAGAACAAAACCCGAAAATGTTGATGAGGAAACTGATAAAGATCCTTACTTTAGAGAAAATAAATATATTAGAAATCTTTTAGCTTATCCTGGAGATTATATAATGCAAGGTAGATGGGGTAATAGTATTAGATTTGGATCTACCTCAACTCCTCAAGTATTAGGTCAAACACCTAATTTTTGGTCTTTAGATAATAGAGAAGATAGAGAAGGATCAATTACAGATCTTACAGGTAACCCTATTATTATTATTAGAAATGGTCAAGATCCTAGATGGGATAATGAACCAAAGAATACCTGGGTTCCTGTTACAGAAAACCCTAATTTAGATAAATCATCTATTATTTTAACATCAAATCAAACAATCCCAATTGATGTTGCTTCAAATTATGCTCGTACTTTTAGAAATGTAAGTGGGGGAGCTATTGCTGATTTAGATGGTGTTGAATCTTTTGATTATGTAGAACCTGATAATTTTAATGAAATAACATCAGTTCCTCCAGAAATGGATTTATTTACTGAAGAAAGAGTAGCAGCCGCTAATTATTCAGTTCAAGGGGGTTTATTAAACATTCAAATTCAAGACGAGGCAGCTACTGCTTTTGCTAATTTTGGTCAAATTGGTAATGCAGGTGCTGGTCAAAATATTATGGAAGCTTCTTTAAATCTTAACCCATCTAATGCTGGTCTTATTATTAATCCTAGCTTACCTGCATTTAAAAGATGGGATGAACAAGGAGGTCATAAATTAGTAGCTACAGGTTATAATCCAAACCGGCAATTTGGGTATATTGGTAATAATGGATTAGGCCCTGATAATTGTGGGATTGGGGAATACCCAGTTCCAAGACGATCAACTCCAAAACACTGGGGTAATGTACCTTTTTGTGCCGCTGGTGTATCCTATGCATTTGCTCAATTCCATAATCCTGAAGCCCCTAGAAAATTTCCTTATAGTACCAGTTCTCATTGGCATTCTAAGGATGCTTGGCAAGCCGGTGAAAAATTAGAATTTAAAAAAGATACAGACTTTACTAGTCAAGGTATGCTAGAATCCGGATTGGAAAAACTAAAAATAGCCCAAAATTTCAAAGGAGCAATATTCAATTGGATATATTCAAATGGATCAGGAGGACATACAGGAATTTTAGTTAATTTTACCCTAAATGAAGGTATATTTAGTGGTTTTTCAAGAATTAAAGCCCGACCTACTTTTTATCTTCTTGAATATAATAATAGGGGAACATTAAGATTTAATAATAGAGCATTATATAATGGTGGTGGTTGGAATAGATTTTTTATTTATAACACAGCAGCATACCCTGGGGGTCAATGGGCACCCAATGGGATAGGTAATGCAAATCTTTACCATCAAAATATGCTTGGACTTAATGTCTCACAAGGTGCAGATGTATATTCAGGTAGAGCTTCTAATCAAACACTTTAATTATGCCAAAAAATAATATCATAACACAAGATACATTAAAAGCCCAAGGTCCATCTTTGATATCACCTCAAAGCTATGGTATAGGATCTTTAAGACAATCTAGGAATAAAGGAGACATTAAACCTAATGATGAACAATCCCAGATTATTTTAAATTCAGGGCGTGTTTTGTTTAATGCCAAAAACGATATGATTTTAGGATTTGCCCAAAAATCAGTTTCATTCTCAGCAAACGAAACTATTAATTTAGATGCTGGGAAATACGTTGTTATGGAAGCTGAAAACATTTATCTTGGGATGGATGGGGATGAATATCCTACCGAAAGGGCAGTTTTAGGTGATTCATTAGTTTTATTCTTACTTGACTTTATAGACGCTATGTCTAATATGACAGACGCTTATGGTGAAGCCATTGCCCAAACGGATGCTGTACTAAGTGAAAATGGTCAGGGTAACCCAGCATTATCCCCAGCAATTATCACTACTAGAACTAGTATGTTCGAGTTTTTACAACGATTCAAATCAGCTTTACCTTCTTTACTATCTACTAAAGTATATGTAGCTCAAGGTACAGGGCTAGGAAATTATGAAGGACTTGATCCTGATGATGTTGAAGGTGCTATTAACCTTCTTAATGCTGAACAATCTACTGATGCTGTATTAGCTACATTAGGAGGAAGAACAGCTCAAACAAGGCTTGACATTCAGGAAAGTCTTAGAGAAAAACAAGAAAGTGGAGAATTAGATGGTCTTAATTTTAACTTAACGGGATCAAATGGCTAAAAAGACTCTTACAACTGAACAAAAATTACTAATCTACCCTAGAGTTGAGGACTTTCTTTGGTCTAATGAAACACTTGATGATAATGATGGTAGTGAAGAAAATCGTAGCATTGAGGTATCTCAAATGCAAGAATGTTTAGTTGTTTTAGGATTTCCTCTTCCATTATTTGGTGTTGATGGTATTTTTAGAAATGAAACTAAAACAGCTTTAAAAGCTTACCAAGAAGCTTCTTTTTTAAAACCCGATGGAATTTGTGGTGAGAACACTAATAATCAATTTTACATTGATATTGTTCCCCCACCTGGGGCAAAATCTATCCAAGTAGTTGAAGACGAAAGAAAAACAGAATTAATTGAACAAGCTGTTGCAAATCCTAATAGTCAGCAAAATCTAACAAAAACTGCTTTTGATTATAGTAAATTTAAACCTTACTTTTTAGTACTACTTAATCTTCTTTTAATCCAGGCTTTAAAATTTGATTTTACTAGTACGGATATTTTTGGGAGACTATTTAAAAAGTTTGATAATGGGTGTCCTACACCCCCAGAATTGGGAAGTATAATTAGAAAACGAAATAATGTTGCTAAAGCTTTAAATAATGTAGGAAAATTTATAGAAGGATTTAATAAAACTACTCAGACCTTAACAGGTTCTTTAAATACTTTTTCCCAAATCTTACAGGCAGGTAGAGCAGTTTTAGATAGAACTAACCAAGCTATGTTAGTTGCTATTGCATCTGGTATAGGAATTCCCTTCGTTTTACCTCCTGGAAATAAACTTATAGATAATTTAAAAGATATTTTATATGAAAGAAAAAATAGTAAGGACCAACCTAGAAATGTTCAATCTTTAACAAACCAAGCTTTAAAAGTTTCTTCACAGTTATCTTTTGCAGTAGGTATTGTTAATGCTATTATTATAAAAAACTTAATTAAACTTAAAAGTTTAGATGCATTAATCCAAAATTGTTCTGAACAACAAGTAGATTTAGAACAAATAAGTAGTTTTATTAATTCTATATCTAATGATGAATTAGAAGATATCCAACAAGGGACTGAAGGAAATTATAAAAACTTTACTTTTGAAATTAAGGAAGAAGAAGGACAAAATTTCCAATCATATCCTAAAAGATATGCTGTTGCTATTGATGTAAATGGCGTGATTGTTTTAGAAAGTGAACGTTCATTTACGTCAACACCTCAAGTTTTAATTGAAGAACTTAAATTTATTATTGATAGAGACGATTTAAAATCTGAATAATACCAATATTTATAATCAAAATACACATGAAATCTACAGAACTTAAAAAAATGATTAAAGAGGCAGTGAAAGAAGCCATTCAAGAGGAATTAAAAGATATCCTTCTTGAAGCAGTTCGTTCACCCAAACCTACTATTACAGCAGGTGCCCCAGTTGCGCCTGTAGTAGAAAGTAAACCAAATTTACAAGAACAAAGAGCAGCTCGTGATGCTATTATGTCTCAAATGAGAGGAACAGGGGGTAATTTAAATATGACCTCTACAGATGTTAACACATTTAATCCCCAAACTACTATGCCTGGAGGTGATCTACCAGGAGGTAATGTTGGTTTAGACCAAATTATGGGGTTAATGAATAGTAAATAATGCCTTTTAATCCCCGTTACATATCACCTGATGATTTTAATGCTAACCAAGCGATTGGAGTATCTTTACCTTTTTCAGGAGGTACTGATGGGGTATTTTTATCAACATATCAAACTAAAGATGCTATTAGGTATAATCTTATTAACTATTTTTTAACTAATAAGGGTGAAAGAGTATTTAGACCTAATTTTGGGGGTGATTTAAGAAGAACTTTATTTGAACAATTATCAACTGATAGCCTTGAATTAGTAGAAGAAACCATTAATGACGATTTAGAAACAAACTTTCCATCAGTAGATGTTCAAGAATTAAACGTTTTTGCTACTCCTGAAAGGAATGTACTTACTATACAATTAACATATAAAGTATTAAATACTGGTATTGAAGATACCATAGAAATATCCGTAAACAACAATGGCTGATACTAATAGAAACATAAAATATATTAATAGGGATTTCTCTAGTTTAAGACAACAATTAATTGATTTTTCAAAAACTTATTTCCCTACAACTTATAAGGATTTTTCTCCATCTGCCCCCGGTACCATGTTTATGGAAATGTCGGCTTATGTTGGTGATGTTTTATCATATTATTTAGATACTCAAGTTCAAGAAACTTTTATTGAATATGCTAAACAAGAAGAAAACATTTATTCTTTAGCATATATGTTAGGTTATAGACCTAAAGTAACAGGTGCTTCAACTGTAGAACTTTCTATTTATCAACAAGTCCCTACTACAGCTAATGGTCAACCGGATTATAATTATACTTTAAGAATTTTACCTAATTCAATTGTAGATTCATCAAGTACAACAAATCAATTTATTATTGAAGACGATATTGATTTTTCATTTTCTTCTTCAAATGATCCTACAAGTGTTACAATTTATCAATATGACTCAAATGGTAACCCAGAATATTACCTTTTAGAGAAAAAAAGAAAAGCTGTTTCTTCTACTATCAAAACTCAAACCTTTAGTTTAGGAACAGATCCTATATCATTTAATACTATTTACTTAGATGATAGAAATATTATTGGTATTTTAGATATTACTGATGAAGATGGTAATGTTTGGTATGAAGTTCCATTTTTAGGACAAGAAACAATTTTTGATAAAATTAAAAATACTAATCCTAATGATCCAAATTATTCTTCTGATGGCGATGCTTTATATCTTTTAAGATTAAAAAAATCCCCAAGAAGATTCGCTACAAGATTTGTTAACACCGGATCATTAGCAATCCAGTTTGGATCAGGTACTACAAATGATATTGACGAAGAAATTGTACCTAATAGCGATAATGTTGGTTTAGGTTTACCTTTTGAAAAGACAAAACTAACAACAGCTTTTGATCCTTCAAACTTTTTAAGAACTGATACTTATGGTATTGCTCCTACAGGTGAATTAACTGTAAGATATTTAACTGGGGGAGGGGTTGCTTCAAACGTTCCTTCTAATGATATTACTTCTATTTCAACAACAAATTCAACAATTGTTTTTAATAACAATAATGTAGATTCACCAACTACTGCTAATTATATTTTTACTACTTTAGCTGTAGATAATTTATCTCCTGCAACTGGAGGTAGAAATGGAGATACTTTAGAAGAAATTAAACAAAATTCTGTAGCATCATTTGCAGCCCAACAAAGAACAATCACAGCTGAAGATTATGTAGTTAGAGCATTATCGATGCCTCCGGATTATGGTATCATTTCTAAATTAGATATTAAACAAAGTGATGCTAGTGAATCTACAATTAATACTCTTCAAATGTATGTTTTAGGAGAAAATAATGAAGGAGAATTTACAACTTTAAGTGATGCTGTAAAAAATAATCTTAGAACATACTTAAATCAATATAAAATTATAGGTGATAATATTGAGATTAAAGATGCATTTATAGTTAATATTGGTATTCAATTTGAGGTTATAGTTCTCCCTGATTTTAACAATAACCAGGTTATTTTAGATTGTATCAATGAATTGAAAAACTATTTTAATAACCCAAATCAACAAATTAATCAACCTATTATTTTAAGAGAAATTTATATTCTATTAGATAAAGTAAAAGGTGTACAAACTGTTAAAACTGTAGATATAACTAATCTCTCAGACACTACATTAGGATATTCACAATATGCCTATGATATAGAAGGTGCTACCATTAACAATGTAATATACCCTTCTATAGATTCAATGATATTTGAAGTAAAATATCCCGATCAAGATATTAAGGGTAGAGTAGTACCACTATAAAAACAATATAAAACATGGCTGTTTATAAATTATACCCAAGTAAAGATGCAACAATCTACTCCTTATTCCCTAGAATGAATACAGGATTGGACGAGATAATAGAAGCTACTACAACAGCTTTTGCTCCATCTACACCTTTCCCACAAGTAAGTAGATTTTTAATTCACTGGTCTAGTGATGAAATTGTAGATATTGTAGATAATACTATTGGAAGCAGTGAATTTTCAGCATCATTTAAAGCTTATCTAGCAACAGCTACTGGAGTAAATGTTGGTGGGGATGACAATACAGATATTGCTGATTCATCAGCTGAAACTACTAAAATCGAAGCTTGGCCTTTAGCACAAGGTTGGAGAAATGGTACAGGTAAATATCTAGACCAACCATTAACCGATGATGGCGTAGCATGGGCATTTAGAATTTTCTCAGGAAGTGGAGAATGGGCTGTAAATAATGCTTCAGGAGTTACAGGGTCTTATAGTGGTTCAAATGAAGGTGGGGGTGCTTGGTATACAAGCTCTTTATATTATGCTTCTCAAGAATTAACTTATGGTGCTGATCTTGATATTAATATGGATGTAACTAATGTTACTAAAGATTGGTATAGTGGTAGTAAAGGTCTTGGAGGTGTTTATAATGGTGGTTTAATTATTAAACAAACAGGTTCTCAAGAATTTGTAGCTAATAAAAACCAACAAGTAGAATTAAAGTTTTTCTCAATTGATACCCATACTATTTACCCACCTCACTTAGAATTAAGATGGCAAGATGCTATTTATAGTACAGGTTCAACAGCTGGTAATTTACTTACTTCAACAAATGCTTATGTTTCGTTAGAAGATAATCCTGGGGTATTTTATAGTGGTAGTATAAATAGATTTAGAATTAATGCTCGTCCTTCTTTCCCAAGAAGAGTATTTACAACATCTTCGTTATATACTACTCAACACTTTTTCCCATCGTCTTCTAATACACATTACGCTATTAAAGATTTAGATACTAATGAATTTGTAGTTGACTTTGATCAAAGATACACAGCTGTAAGTGCTGATGAAAATGGGTGTTATTTTGACATTTATATGCATGGTTTAGAACCTGAAAGATATTATAAAATTTTATTAAAAAGTACTATTAGTGGTAGCACTAGGGTTTTTGATGACAATTACTATTTTAAAGTAGTTAACGGATGAGCATAAGAAGAGATTTAGTTTTATCACAATATAGTGGATCTCAATTCGATAGAGTTGTAGATAATGATTTTTCTTTCTTTACTCCTAACGCACAACCTGTAGACCCTATTGATAATTTATCAGTTAATGATTTTTTTAGAGCTTATACTAATTTGTTTTATGATATTCCTACTGTAGGAGAAATTAATTCTCATGAGTATTTAATTAAACAAAGTTCACAACTTATAGCCGTAAATGATGAAACATTAGTTAATGATTTTAATGCTTTAGTTGATGAAATTAATAGCTTAAGAGAAGAAAATTTAGAACTTCAACAACAATTATTTGCCTCTAGTACAGGTAGTATTGATATTCCAACAGGAAATTAATTTATAGATGCACGTAGAAATTAAAAATATAAATCCTAATACTCTAGATTTTCAAGAAATCTCGAACAGGGATAAATCTTTACTTACTGAAATTTACACTTCAGGTTCTTTTACTTTAGATTTAACTAAAGTAGAATCTCATATTTTTTCTGAAGATAATAGATTAATTAGATCTAATTACAATAATACTAATTATTCTATTCAATCAACAGAATTCATTTCGGATAGTGCAGTAAATAATATAACTTTAGATCCTGAAGCTGAGTTAAAAGAACAGGGTATAGATAAAGGATTTGCTAAGATTTTATATTATATCTACAACCCATTATTTGGTTCTTCATATGATAAACAACTGTTTATTCATGATATAAGCCCTGATAGGACTGAATTAAGAGTTAGAACCTTAGATCTTACCCAAGATGAATTTTTAACAGGAGTAAGTACCTATACCCCAGGCCCTAATAGTGAAGGTAATACAACACCTTTTTACTTAAATTTTGAAAATAATACTTTACTAATCAGTGTTAATTCAGCATTAAACATTGCAGAAGATGGCAATGTTGAGTTATTAGTAAAACTTTATGAACCTCTCCCAACTACTATAGGATTAAAAGATAAATTCTTTGCTATAAATAAAACTGCAGATGATATTGCATTTTCAGCTCAGTTCCCATTACAAGTAGGAAGAGAGGATGATAGAATTTATCTACAAGGTCCTAATATAAATTTAGAATTTAATAATCAGGTTAACAATTCTACAGAATTTACAACCTTAAAAGATATAAAATCTACCCCTTTAACATCTTCACTAGCTCAAATTAATAATTTATTAGCTGAAAAAGGTGTAGAATTATCTATAGATTACTCAGAATTTAGTAATTTTGTTAATTTTTCTAGTGCAGAACAAAGAATTAATAATTTTTATTATAAGTTAAGTGAAATACAAAGATATGATAGTTTAATATACTCATCATCAATTGGTGCAGCAACAACATCATCACTATCTGCTTCATCTGCATATTACCAAAATTTAAAAGATAAAATAATTGAAGAATTTGATGGTTATGATTACTACCTATATTATGAAAGTGGTAGCAAATCATGGCCCAAAACTAATTCACAAAAACCATTCGCTCAAGAATCAACTTCAAGTGTAGCTGGTCAAGCATGGTTAACTTCTTCAATAGCATCCGCTTCATTATACGATGATGAAAATCAAGATATTCTTTTAAAAACAATCCCAGAATATCTTAGAGATGACCCAGCTAATGAACCTTATAATTTATTTATGGGGATGGTTGGTCAAATGTTTGACAACATTTATATCTATACTGATGCTATTAAAAATCGATATGATTGGGATAATAGAGTAGATTATGGTATATCTAAAGATTTAGCAGGAAATGCTCTTCGTTCTTTTGGTATTAAACTTTATCAAAACAATTTTTCCAACGAAGATTTATACTCGGCATTTTTAGGTATTACACCTTCAGGTAGTTTATTATTACCTACAGGGTCTGAACTTATTGATTCATATGTTACTTCAAGTGCAGAATCAATCCCGGCAGATGATATAACTAAATTAATTTACAAGCGTTTATACCATAATTTACCTTACTTAATTAAAAGTAAAGGTACACTTGCTGGTATTAAAACATTAATCGCTTGTTATGGTATTCCTGAAACAATCCTTAGAATCTCAGAATTTGGGGGTAAAGATAAAGTTAATACAAACGATTGGGATTATTACTATGATAAATTTAACTATGCATATCATACTAGTGGTTCAGGTACTATACGTACAGATTGGGAATTAAATACCCTTTGGAATGCTGATGATAATCATGCTAGGTCTATAGCATTTAGATTTAAAACTGAAAGAGTCCCTATAGATACTGGATATTATTCACAATCATTATTTAATTTAGATGGTGATGAGGTAGTATTACGCCTTAATTATACTGGTTCAGGATTTACTTCAGGTTCATATTCAGGTTCTATAGTTGATCCTGAGTATCAATATGCTCATTTAGAATTTTTCCCCTCATATAATAGCGATCAGACAATTTCAGCTAGTATTTATTTACCTTTCTTTAATCAGGATTGGTGGGGTGTAGAAATTATTCGTAGTGGCTCTAGAGAAGATGATGGCTTTGAGATACGTGCAGGTAATAAAATTTATCAAGGTCAAGATGGTACCAAATTAGGACACTACGCTACAGATAGTGTAACAGCCGCTCAAGTTCCTTGGACTGATGCTACTACGGCTTATTTTGCTGCAGGTGGTGCTTGGGGTAAAACATTTAGTGGTTCACTTCAAGAAATTAGATACTATACTTCATCTTTAAAAGAAGAATCATTTAAAGACTTTATAATGAACCCATTATCTACTGAAGGTAATGGAGTTAATACATCACCTAATGAATTAGTATTTAGAGCATCTTTAGGTGGAGAACTATACACAGGCTCAACTTCAATTCATCCTAAAGTTACAGGATCATGGATTGCTACCTCTTCATTTAGTGGTGATAGTGAATTTGTAGTTGAAGATGGTACATTCTATGATAATAGAGAATTCATTTTCTTTGATCAAATCCCAGTAGGTATTAAAAATAGAATAACTGATAAAGTTAGAGCTGAAGAATTAATCTTACCTCCGGCTTTAGATGGTGTTAATGTTTTATCTAATATTCAAAGTATAGAACAACATTCTGAAGTAAGTCAAAGTTATACTCCTAATACTAATTTGCTGGAAGTTGCTTTCTCTCCACAAAATGAGATTAATGATGATATTATCCAACAAATGGGTAATTTCAATATTGGAGACTATATTGGTGACCCAAGATTAGTATCTTCAAGTAATAATTTCTATCCTGACCTAAATGATTTAAGAAATTCATATTTTGAAAAGTATGAAGATTCTTATGGGTTATGGGATTATATTCGTTTAATTAAATATTTTGATAACTCACTATTTAAAATGATTAGAGATTTTGTTCCTGCAAGAACATCTCTAGCGTCTGGTGTAGTTATTAAACAGCATGTTTTAGAACGTAACAAATATCCTCTACCACAGTTAACTCAATCATTCCATTATTTTACAGGTTCAATTGGTCAAACAGCAGGGTTAATAGATGATCAAAGATATTATACAGCATCTTCAGATTATGAATCTAATACGTTATATACATTTAGTGGTGGTACTGGGGGTTCATTTGAAGAATTTAATAAACCCGTTACACTTTTTAGAATAGTAGACTCATCAGTACCTGTTACAGCTATTACTTCTACCCCAACTATTTTACTTAATCAAGGCACAATTACCCTTTCTCGTCCTGAAAATGGTATTGGGGTAGGATTAGTTGAAGAAATTACAGATGGTGTCTTTAAAAACATTACAGGATACGATATTAAAGGTGATATTAAAGTTGAATTAAGAAATAACTTAGCCCAAGAAACATTCCTATTAGAATTAGTAGAAAATAATATTAGAACGATAGCATCAGTAAGAGAATCATTACCTCAAGTAACTGCTCCTAGTGTTAATTCTTTAACACTCAAAAATTGTTTACTAAAAGCAAATCAAGAATATCATTTCCAACTTTCTACAACTACAGCACCTGCTCAAATTATTGGGGTAGTTAGAGTTGGTTTTGTCCAATTAGATGCTCCTGAAGACTTTAGAGTAGGACAGATGTGGTCTGAAACAATCCCTACTCTTTCAGGATCTGCTGTAAGAACCATTTCAGATGGAGATGAATTTTACGATGGTGAATTTAGTGGTTCTGTAATAACAGCTACTACACAGTCATTAAACCCATACTGTTTAGATAATTTCAATTACCCTGGTACTATAGAATTTAATTATAATCCTATTATATATAAAACAGATCAAATTAATTTCTCTCAATTTTTAGAAGGAACTAACGTGCCAGCTGATGGGGATGTTCATATCTTATACGATACTGGTAGCTTTACAGCAGAGGTAGAAAACCCATCACCTGCACCACCATTATAATAAAGTTAATATATGGCAAATTTTAATCCATTAAGTGACACCACAGGTGCAAAATATATTAAAATCCCTAGGATTGATGCTAATGGGAGGGACAATACTATCCGTTTACAAGAATTAAGAGCAATTAGGATTAAATTTTCGGATATTGGGGTTGTTGAATTTTTTATTCAATCTATCTCAGAATTTAGGGATTATTACCTTTATAGAGTAAGCAGAAGTACAGCTGTAAATAATACTGATGATAATCAAGTATTAAACTATGATTTTGAGGGTAGAAAAAATTCAAGAAATGCCTCCCAAGCAGGAGCTGGGGAATTTCTCCCTACACAAGATCAATTTTGGGAAGGATCTAAAGTAGGAAACTATGATACAGTTCCTACAGATGAAAGAGGTTATTTTAATCAAACCACAGGTGTGTATTTACTTGGGGATTATCCAAATATTTCTTTAACAGCTAGCTTTTCAGGAAATGTGGGTCAGCAAATTACAGAACCGGGGGCAACAGTTTATGCTGCTGTTTTATTAAATGGTAGCCCTGTAGGGAGTGCAGAAGGACCAATTAGTCAAAATTCCTCGTTTGATTTCTCTAGAAGTTTTACTATAAACCAAAATGATAATATATCATTTGGTATAGCTGCCAAAGGGGGTTTATCACCAAATATTCCTGTAACTCAAATGACAGGCTCCTTAACCCAATCAGTAGATCCTGTTACAGCAACAGAAGATTTAATTGTATTAGATCCGAGTTTTGATGTTAAATTTAATGGATCTAATTGTGATGTTTTATATGGAAATGTTGATGGTACGGCTATTAATACATTTTACATGGATGTTGATTATGCTTACCAACAAACAGCACCTATTAATTTCCAACAAATCCTATCAGGTAGTGCTACAAAAGCTGAAATTAGTAATTATAATTATGAAGCGAAACACCTTACACTTCCTAGATATGAAGGTAGTAGAGCAACAGCACTAAGATTAAACACATACACCCAACCAACAGAATCAGTAGTAAATGAATTGGGGCAAACTGTTTTAAATTATGCTGGTGATTTTAATACTTACGGTAGAACTTCTACTGTAGATGATACTAGAGCATTTATTGGGTATTTTGACTATATCGGAGGTACTACTCCAGAATTAATAGGAAAAACCCAAGCAAAACTAAAATACATTGTAGGTGAAGATGGTAGACCTAGAGTCCCTGTTTTAAACGATCCACCTTATTTTAATGTATTAGGTACATTTGAAAGTCAAGAAACCGCTGTCATTGAATTGAGGGATCCAACAGCATTTGAAGTTAATATGAGTGCGCTTCAAGGTAAAAAAACTATCTTTAGACCAGGAGTTAGAGTAGAACCCATTTTATATTCTCAATCAGGTTCTTCTGCTGATGGAACTGATAATGATGGTAATCCTGTTTCAGTACCTTTTTACTCTTTAACGTTTAATAATAATCAAAACCCATCAGGGGTTAAAGAATATTATTTCCAAGGAGGTAAAACCCCAGCTAATGGTTCAGTTTCAATAGATCTATCTCCTACAACAGTAGCATTTAATTCTAATAATACTAGTCCTTCCCCATCTGATGCTGGTTACACTTACAGTACCTCAACTTATAAATACACAGTAAATTCAGGTGATGGTAACCCTAAAACTAAATTAAATTTTATAAGTCTTGTATTAGTTGAAACTATTTTAGTAGATGCTAAATTAGGTGAACCTAAGTTTGAAGGAACTTTTTATTTAGAAATACTTAAAAACGGAACTGAAGTAGTAGCTCAACAACCTATAACTATATACTCTGATGGGGAAGATCTTCAAGTGATTGTTCAAACTGGATTCATTAATGTAGCTTCTGGGGATACTTTTGAAGTGCAGTATTATTATAATGGAGATGCTGGTTTAACTATTAATGAAGTAAGAGGTACTTCTTCACCAAATAATAATTTCCAACCATATTTTAGGGTAGCTCAACAAATCGGTACAGCAGCTTCTGCTTCATATTATGAAATAGCCGATACCCCAGGTACTATTAGAGGATATTGGTCTACAGGTTCAGGTAACCAAACAGTGTTAACTTCTTCTGCCCAATTAGGAGGTTTATATGGTGTTAAGTTTGATGGTAAAGATGATGCACCTTTCTTTAGTGGGTTTAACTCTATTAGAGACGAATTTACTTTACAACGTGGAGATGAATTTAGATTTGAAGCTAATGAAGCTTTAGTTCACCAAGTAGTAGATGTAAACCTAGCAAATGGTAGAATTTATGCTACTGTATTTCCTGAAGTTAGTACTGAAACTGATATTGATTCATTCCTTATTAGAAGATATGTACCAGATGCCACTTCAGTCTTATTAGATACGGATAAACCAGGTGGTGCTACTTCAGATGGATTTATTAAACCTGAGTTTTTATCTTCCGGGTTAAAAGAAAATCTTGATACCATAACAGGACAAATACTTGAGCAGAATCCATAATTATTATATATTTATAACAAAACAAACATTTAAACAATGGGATATTTAAATAATTCAGTAGTAACAGTTGATGCTATTCTTACGAAAAAAGGTAGAGAAGCATTAGCTAAAAATGATGGTTCTTTTAGAATTACTCAATTTGCCTTAGCCGATGACGAAATTGATTATACACTTTATAATCCAACTCACCCATCAGGTTCATCATTCTATGGTGAAGCAATTGATAACATGCCCCTATTAGAAGCATTCCCAGATGAAACCCAAATTATGAAGTATAAATTGGCTACTTTACCAAGAGGTACTTCTAGATTACCTATTTTAGACTTAGGTTACTCTCAAATTGTATTAAAACAAGGAGCGTCTTTAGCAATTTCACCTCAAACCTTAAATTATTTAGGTGGTAACCAAAATGAATCATCAGGTTACACATTCACAATTTCAGATTCTCGTTTAACTAACACATTTACAGGTACAGGTATTACTACTGATGCTGCATCTGATTTAAACAGTTCAGTTACTGTTGGAACTAATGTGTCTAGGACAGTAGTTGGTACTACATTGAATATTAGAGCCACAACAGTAAATACATTATTTAATAATGTAAATACATTATATGCTACTTTAACAGTAGTAGGTAGAGATAGTGGTGCAAGAGTTTCTATCCCAATTAACATAACAAAAGTAAATTAAGATAAACCATGGGATTTAAAAGATTAGACAACGCAGATTTCGTAGTATCAGCTGATAGTATCACAGCCACCCTGTGGTCAGGTCAACAACCCACATTGACTGAATTTTATAGTTCCTCTACACAAGAATCTAGTGCAGCTGGAGATTATTATCTAAATGTTTACCAAACATCCTCAACCTTAACCAACGCAGATATTCAATTTGCTGTTACTTACGGTAATAAACAGGGTAGTGGTAGTGTTTTCTTTAATGATCAAGTATCAGGTTCTTCTCCAACAAGAACTACTTATGGTCAATACCGTACTTTAGTATTGGGAGATGAAAATGCTGATTTTACTTTTGGAGGTGTTACCCAATCAGATTTCTACGTAATCAATGTTGATAGAAATAGATATAAAGAAAAATTACTTCCTGGTACTTTAAATTTAAATCTATCTACCCCTAATTCTTTAAAACCTACTCAATTATCCTTAACGGATAATAGTGGTGACTCAACCTCAGTAACATTTAATGATGCTGGTAGAGTATTCCAAATTGTATCAGGATCTAATGGTAAAGCATATTCCGGAACTGGTTACACTACTGATTCTGGTTCTTATGGTTTATTCTTACCAGATATTGGTACTATTATCTTAAACGCAGCTGCATTAGATATTACGGGTTCAGCTGAAGGTATTGATATGCAAACTTCAAGATCATTTGATTCAAATGGTCTAAACTACCAAAGATTATTTAACGCCCTTTCAGGTTCAGAAAGTTCTGTTTCTGGGGGTAGATCATTCCAATTAAACTCCGAAGAAACAATTACTTCGGATTATGTGTTTGTTAGAGCTAGAAATTCTGAATTTAACTATTCAGAAAACCCATCATTTATCTCGGGTTCAACTGGTGAGGTATTATATGATGATTTTATTAACAATCCTCAAACATACATTACAACTGTAGGTATGTACAATGACAACAATGAATTATTAGCCGTTGCTAAATTGTCAAGACCTATTAAAAAAGACTTTACAAAAGAAACATTAGTAAGGGTTAAGTTAGACTTCTAATGAATGAGTGCTTGGAAACAATTTTTATCTAAAGATATAAGTGTTACCCCTTTTGGGGTTAACAAAGGTTTTACTTTTCTTTCTTCTTCATTTGATGATAGCGATGTTCAAATAGATAGATTTCTAGGAACTAATGCTTCATTTTTGGAGAACCAAGATACAACTGGATTCATATCTACAGAATATCAAGTTCTTATTTATAACTCTGTTAAAGAATTATATTATTCAAATTATTTAAGTGCTAGTTATGGTTCACCCGTTGCTACCTCAAGTTTAGTCCCGGGTTCATCTCCTGATGGTGATAGGCTAATTGGAGATACAACCTCAGCAGGTAGATATGATAATTACTTAGAAACAACATTAACTCAATCTAGATCATTTCCAACAGGTTCAGATGAAAAAGTAGCAGTATTTGCTGTTCCTTCTCGTTTATATGGTGATTATGTACAACCTGAATCTTTTGTTTGGGAGGATGGTGCTAGTAGTACAACTATTACAGATGATGGTAATGGTAATTTACTATATAGTGGTAATGTTGTAGGTAATATTATTTACCAACATGGTCTTGCAGTACTTACAACTCAAACTATAAACAGTACACTATTAACAAATTTTGTTAATTCTACTAATGTAACTTGTTCTTTCTCTAGCTCTTATACCTTACACGAAACACAATATCAGTGTACTATTAATGCTAACGAATTTAATTTTACACAGAACCCAACTATTTTACAAGCAGACGTTAGTGCTTCTTTGTACGATTTTGCAACAGGTTCTTATTTTGCTCCATACTTTACAACAATAGGGTTATATAATGATAACAAAGAATTACTAGCTGTTGCTAAACTTTCTAAACCGTTAGTATCATCACGAACAACAGATACTAACATCTTTGTTAACCTAGATCGATAAATCATGAACTGGACATATAAAAATCAAGAAATTACGGGGATCTCTGACTTCCCAGATAATACAATGGGCTTTATTTATAGAGTCGTACACATTCCAAGTGGTAAAGCTTATATTGGTAAAAAAGTATTACAACATACTCGTAAAGTAAAACTAACTAAAAAAGAATTAGCTGAGTATGCTGGTGTAGTAGGACGTAAACCTTCTTTTAAACTAGCAGTCAAAGAATCAGATTGGCAAACTTATTGGGGTTCAAATAAACATTTAAAGGAACTTATAAAAGAAGAACCTTTAGATAATTTTGAACGTCAAATTTTAGCTTGTGCTCCTACAAAAAAGTTATTAACTTACTATGAAGTAAAATATCAAATGGTATACCAAGTATTAGAAAAACCCGATGAATTTTTCAATGATAATATTCTCGGTAAGTTTTTCTCCAAAGACTTTGATTAGTAAAGGATACTTCGTATATTAATGGTTATATGATAAATGAACTACTTGTTAACTTAGTTAACTCACTTCTAGGTACTGGTAAACGAACAGCGAGAGGCAATCAAGCTTATCACTGTCCGTTTTGTAATCATCATAAACCTAAACTAGAGATTAACTTTACAGAAAATAAACAAGGACATAATCCTTGGCACTGTTGGGTTTGCAACAAGCAGGGTAAAACTCTCCGTAGTCTTTTTAAACAAGTAAAAGCATCAGCAGAGCAATTCTCTGAACTTAAAAAACTAGTAAAAACTGGTGCTGAAGTTCAAGAGGTTGTTATTGAGCATGTCTTGTCTTTACCTAAAGAATTGAAGTCACTTGTAGATAATAACGATATTGTGGCGCGTCACGCCAAGGCATACCTAAAATCGAGGAATATTAATATTGACGATATTATAAAATATAATATTGGATACTGTGACAGTGGTCGGTATGCAAATATGGTTATTATACCCTCTTACGATGCTAATGGAAACCTAAACTATTTTACAGGTCGTTCATTCGAGAAAGATCCTTATGTTAAATATCGTAACCCAGAAGTATCAAGAGATATT